ATGGACCCCACAACCTTTGAGGTGTCCCGCCTCATGTATTGGCCGTCCTGCTGCGCTGACAGCCAATACATCTATGTGTGGAAAGACAAGCCCCTGCTCTCTGCCAACGGCCTGCTGGCCAAATACGATGACTGGACCGACTGCACCGCCTGGCCCCAGGTGCCGGGCGCTCTGAGCCTGCCCAAGCTGGCCGTCAAGCAGGGGGACCCGGAGGGCAAGACCGGCGTGGTGGGCGCTTTCTGCCGCACCTATG